TCATTTTTGCCGACTGCATGGAGGACGCATGAGCGTAACAAACGACGACCTTGAAAAAGTGGTAAACAACATTTCCGCATCTTACGACGCCGCTTTGCTGGCACTGAGCGCCGACGATATTGCCGCGAATGTCTGCGCAAGGCGCTGGCCCTGCTGAACGAGGAGGAAAAATGATTACCAAACACGATGTCCCTGCAGACAAGGAAGCCATGTTCGTCTGCTCTTTTGTTTGCGCCGGCATGGACAGTTTGCTGAAGCAAGAGCCTCGGCTGTATACCGCACGGGCTCGTAAAATCGTCACCATTATCGAGCAAACCAAAAAGCTCATGGACATGTATCCGGGGCAGGTTACCAAAGATATGCTGGATCTGGCGGCAGCTTTGTTCGATAAACTGGAAGCGGAAGCCCATGCTAAATTACGCGAGGCTAGTTCATCCGAGCAGTTTTAAAAGGAGACTTTATGCTTTTGCCTGATACCTGGTCATGTATAAAAACCGCTTTGCATTATCAATGGAAAAGTTTTGTTGTTCTGCTAGTACTGCTGGCTCTAGGTTTTTATATATGCTGACATTGTATCGCCGTTGTGCTTGGTGTGGTCCTGAAACAAACATACCGACAACTGATGGCATTTGTAAAAAATGCCTTTTAAAGTATTTTCCAGAAGAAGCTCCCTTAATACTTGCGGATGCTTCTCCTCATTTATTTATTCCGGAGGAATAATTTATGCCAAACAACAACAAACAGAAAATCAGTAAAAAGCAAAAAATCATTTCTATCGGTCGTCGTTTTGCCGCAGGCGAAACCTAAGAAGAATTGGCCAAGGAGTATCAAATCAAGCCTCATACCGTTCAAGGCTATCTCAATAAATATGCTATCCTGTCTGATAGCGAAAAATAGCCTAAAATAGGAATCCTACAGGATTCCCATGTTTCTCTAAGGACATTGCTCATGCCCCTCTCTGACACTCTTTGCTGCGATCGTCCAATGTACGATTTTAGCTATCACCGTCTATTTGACCTTTCTGATACCAAAGTCAACCACCTCTTCTGCTGTAAATGCGGCAAGCATCTGCATGAAGATAAATGGTATACCAAGGAAGAATGGTTCTTCTACATCAACGGTATCACCCACCAGCAATACCAGGAACAATGTAAAATGGAGGAGGAGAGTGCTCATCTCCACGAAACCATCAACCACAGTAATCCTGAAAGTCTTTCTGAATGATCTCGCCTCCGGCGAGTTTTTTGAAAATACTTCCCATATAGGAGCCCCCGCTCTCGGGCCGGCGCTCGTAAACTCGCTGGCCCTTCGCGGGGGCTCCAAGGAGAGGTAACACCATGGATACTGAAAAAACGATCGACCCAGCCGTATATGACAACGCTGCAGAAGCCCTGAAAATAGCCAAGATAACCATGATGATGCAGAAGGACACCGCCTTCTACACCGCCCTGCTTTTCTCCTTGAAACAGCGCCTCACCGAAGAGATTCCCACGGCTGCTACAGACGGCCGGCACTTGCTTATCAATCCCGAGTTCTTCTGGAATTTATCCATGAATGAGCGCATTGCCTTGCTGGCCCACGAAGTCCTGCATGTCGCTCTGGATCACATGCACCGACGCGGGCAGCGGAATCCCCAACTTTGGAATGTCGCGGCAGATTACGTCATCAATTACGTACTGACCGCCGCCAACTATAAACTACCCGATGGGGGCCTGTACGATGCCCAGTACGCCAACATGACCACCGAACAGGTCTACCGGTTGCTGGAGCAGGAACAACAACAAGCCCAGCAAGCTATGATCAGCCAGTGCAATATGGATGTCGTCTACCCGGAGAATGCGACGGATCCGGACAGTGCAGTGACCCAGGACGAGGTTACGGAAATCGTTCTACGGGCCTCCACCCAGGCCAAAGCCATGGGGCAAACTCCCGGCAGTCTGCCCGCAGAAATCGATATTCAGCTACAGAGAACCCTCAATCCGCCCTTGCCCTGGCACATCATCCTGAACAATTACTTGACAGAATTCTCCAAGGACGACTATACCTTCAGAAGGCCCAATCGTCGTTTCCTGCCTGATCATTACCTGCCTTCCGCCAAATCGGAGGCCATCTGTAATCTGGCGATCTGTGTTGATACCTCGTCTTCGGTACGGGATTACCAATTCAACGACTTCATTACCAAAATCTACGAAATGAAGAAAATGTTGAATCCAAAAAAGATCTCAGTCATGGCCTTCAACACCAGCTTTGTCAGCGAACAGGAGCTGCTGGAAGGAGATGATCCCTTCAAGAAACTGGTCTTCAAAGGACGCGGCGGAACCAACATTCAGCCTGCACTGGAATGGATCGCCAAAAAGAAACCCACCGTTGCCCTGATTTTTACCGACGGCGAATTCCATCCGATCCCGCCCGTCAATCCCCGTATCCCGATCGTCTGGTTGATCTATGACGATCCGTCTTGGCAAAGCGACTACGGCCGCGTTATTCATTACTCCATCCCCGAAAAATAGAGGTAACCATGAAAATCACAGGCATTACGCTGACCAAAGACCAGGAAAAAGCCAATAATGCCTTCCTGGATTTTCTGGTCAGCGATGATAATTTTTTCGTCATCCAGGGTGCGGCCGGCACCGGGAAAAGTTTCCTGGTTCGCTATCTGCTGGAAACCTTCTACTCTCGGTACAAATCGTACTGCCTGCTGCTGCAAAAAGAGGTGCAGTCTTTTGACATCAAAATCACTGCCACCACCAACAAAGCGGTCAGCGTCCTGGAAGATTTCCTGAAAGATTTCCTGGATAGTCGCCCGGATATCCAGATCAAGACGATCTATTCCTTGCTGGGCTTACGGGTACAAAATGACCGCAGTACCGGTAAAACTGTTCTAGTCTTCAACCAAAACAACGTACCGCAATACATCACGGAAAACGGCGTTATCCCGTTGATCTTTGTCGACGAATACTCTTTCTTCGGGGAAGACCTGCAGGAGATTGTGGAAAGTGTCCTGGTCAAAGGCGCCAAGGCCAAAATCGTGTATATCGGGGACAAGTACCAGCTGGCCCCGGTCGGCCAAGCCTACTGTGCTGTGGACAAACTGACCTGCACCAAAGTCGAACTGGATGAGATCGTTCGCAACAGCGGGCATATCCTGTACACCGGTACCCAGTTTCGTCGTTCCGTGGAAACCGGACTGTTTGTGCCTATCCAATACAACCGCCAGGATGTCGTGCACATGAAAGGCCCAGAATTCCAGAAAGCGGTGGAAGCCTCTTTTGGGGATCCCGATTGGGATCCTTCCAAGAGCAAACTGCTGGCCTGGACCAATGAACGGGTGCTGGCCTACAACAAACACATCCGTGGATTTCTCCATTTACCGGAACGCTTTCAGGCCGGAGAAACCGCTATCACCAACGAATATATCACCGGTAGCCGTAGCTACCACAAATCGGTAGATTCCGAGGTACGCATTACCCGGGTAAACAATCATCCCGTGGATCAGTATGGTGTGCAGGGTTACATGGTCGAACTGGATCATAACCATGTCGGCTTCCTGCCCAATAACTATCAGGATGCCAAAAACCTGCTCAAAAGGTTGGCCAAAGAGAAAGACTGGAAAAAGTATTTTGAAATCAAGGAAACCTGGCTGGATCTTCGGCCGGTCTATGCCAGCTCCATCCATAAAGCACAGGGCAGTACCTACGAAACCGTCTTCCTGGATCTTGCGGATATCGGCAAGAACTGGAATGCCCAGGACGTAGCCCGCCTTCTCTATGTTGGAGTCACCAGAGCATCCAAAAAAGTAGTCTGTTACGGTTACTTACCGGATCGCTATTGCTAGGAGCCCCGCCATGTGGACTATCAGCCAGCTGAAATATAAAGCCCTGGGAATACTGTTAAAAGAAACCTTTTCCTACATCGACCAAAAAATGTACAAGGCTTATACAGCATTGGCCGTGGAAAGTGCCCAATTACAGGGCCGGCCCCGTCCGCAAGACGCCTTATTTTTTATGTACCAAGGAACCGTCTATCCGGATCGGACTCCCAATAATACCTCTGTCGCGGGACTACGAGTAAATGCTCTGCCCCTACACTATTCTCTTACAGCAAAACTGAAAGAGATCCAAAATATGCTGGAGTCTTCCGATTATGTGATGATCCGGAACTTCTTCTCGGCCGTCCTGCTTCATTCGTATAACAGTGTCGTATTGAATACCTTTTTGCCGCATATCCTGCTCAGTGCACTGCAGAAAGAATTCACAGCGGAAGAGTATGCCGCCATTGACTGTGGTACCGAACCCTCGGCACCGACAATTTCTCCAGAGACGACTCAAAACGACATCCACATGATACAAACCCACTACACCAAAGCCATGGAACAACTTAAAAACATCCTGATGGAACGCTTCCTGCTTCAGACCTGACAAGGAGATGCCTGTGATTAAAAAGCCCATGAAGGCCCCGAGCAACAGTGCCACCCTGGATGAACTGAAAGCCATGGTGTATCCGCTTGCCTGCTCCCCTAAACTGGATGGCATCCGCGGTGTGGTAACCGCCGGCGGCGTGCTGTCCAATTCCCTGAAACCCCTGGGTAATTTGTATATGCAAGACCAGCTTGCACACCACAGCCTGATCGGTATGGATGGTGAGCTGATCGTCGGCCTGCCGCACCGTAACCTGCTGCTACCGGATGATGACGTATTTAACCGTACTTCCGGAGCCATTCGCAGAGCAGAAGGAAACCCGCCATTTATCTTCTACCTCTTCGACAATTTCTTGGATAAGCAGCTGTCCTACGAAAATCGCTGGCTGAAAAAAATGCAGACCACCTCTGAATACTTTCGGAACCATCCCCATGTCCGTGTCCTGGAACAGCGTCTCTGTCATTCTTGGGAAGAGGCCCTGGCCTACGAAGAATCCTTGCTTGAACTTGGTTATGAGGGCATGATGCCTCGCAGCCTTGCTGGCTATTACAAAGAAGGCCGTGCTACCGTCAAGGAAGGGCTGATCCTGAAACGCAAACCCTTGGCCCAGGATGAGGCCGTGGTCGTGGATCTGTTCGAACAGCAACAGAATAACAATGAAAAAGGCGTCAACGAACTGGGCCACAGCTTCCGCAGCTCCCACAAGGAGAACAAGGAAGGCAAGGGTACCTTGGGCGGCGTGGTACTGAAATCTCCACGCTGGAATACCCCCTTCAACTGCGGTACCATCATCGGCGGTACCCAGGAATGGCGCCAAGAGATGTGGGACCATCCTGAGCGCATCATGGGGAAGATCATGACCTACGTCTATCAGGAATACGGCAGCATCGACAAGCCTCGACAGCCTCGGGCCAAAGCCGAATTCCGGGATTTGGAGTAGATCATACCGTCATACGGCTAAATAATTTCGGCGGAGCTATACCGCGGAGAGCTTAACAACCGGGCCGCTCCCGGGAAGGTGGACAATATGCGTAAGCCACCCCGCCGACAAACAGCCGATGGAGCAAACGTACACCCTCCAGCATGAGCCCATGGCTCAAGCAAGAGAGCCGGGCAAGGAATAGTGCAAACAATGCGTGCGTGACCGGTGGGAGAGTCCACCAACCTTAACCAGACAGGAGAGCTCTATGAAAGAGTATTTCGTTAAATGGGAAATTGACATTGAGGCCGATACCCCTGAAAAAGCGGCACTGGAGGCCCAAGATATCCAACGGGATCCTGGTTCACGGGCCACGTTTTCCGTGCAGAATACATTGTCCAAAGAAACCTTTATTGTGGAGGTTGCCGAAAATCAAGCAGTCACGGTAGATTACACGATGCCCGAATTGCCACCTGTTGGTTTGCGTCCTCGCAATATTGTACTCACGGACAGACTGCAGGAAATCTACGAAGCCATGTTCCGGTATAGCCGAGCCGGCAAGGATATCCCCCATGCTTGGGTGGAAGAACTGCGGGAACTGAACATCCTCTGCAGTAAGGAATAGGCCGTCTTCTAGGAGAAGCCATGGAAGCCAAGAAATCTATCAACCCGGGCGCCGTACATCCGGAACATCATTGGCTGGTCGTCTGCTGCAACGTGGAGGGCAATCGCGTCGTAGAATCCCATCATCGGGAATCCGGTGCCATGCACGCTGCCATTATCTTTAATGAACATGACCATAAATACGGGCACAGAAACCAGTACATCGTTCGGCACCATACCGAGGTAACCATCATCGATTGATTCATTACCAAGGAGAGTACCATGCACGCAGATCGCCCCGATAAAGATGTTTGGGAAGAGGGTCGCCGGGATGCTCATGCAAACATCTCACTGCGTTACGATCGTTTCTTTCCCCAATTCGCTGTCTACATGTCAGGCTGGCAACACGGTAAAATCGAAAAACTCAACCAATCCGTTCCAAAATAATGAGGGTACAGGCTAAATCCCTATATGGTCAAGCCTCGTACTCAATAGTCCGGTGGACCAAAAAAGTCTTTGTGTGGAGCTAAGACCCCTATGCTATGAAACACAAAGATGCCTGAAAAGGAGTACCTGAAATAACAGGCCCCTTGGTGACTGATGGCGTGAATAGCTGTTCCACGGGATAGGGAAAGACTGAAGCCGAGTCCGTCGTGTGCTCAAACCCGGCAAGGAGGTGGAAAGCCTCCTATCTTATCACCGTTTTAAGGAGACACCATGCGGCATGCAATCTATGGCTCAAACGCTCTGGCAGCCTCTGTAGCCATTCTGGTCAAGGAGGCGGCCTTTGATACGGACAAGATCAAGAAAGCCTACATCGACGAACTGGGCGCCAATCCTCGCGCCTTTGTTGCCTACAGCCTGTGGTATGACGACAACAATAAATGCCCGGCGGATCTGGCCAAGGATTATCTGAAAACGGTCCTGCATTCCGTACAGCAACTTGGTATCACCACCATCCTGATTGCCGATGCCAACTATTTCAAGTACCTGACCAAACAGGTCAAGCCGGCCAACCATTTTCTGGGCTGTGCCGTTCCCTCGAAAATCGAGGATTACGAAGACCGTTTCACCGTTTTCTATGCCCCCAATTATCAGGCCACCAAATACAATCCCCTGATTGCCCAAGAGCTGGAAACCGCTCTGAGATACATGAAAAACTACCTCTGCGGTACCTATGTGGAGCCCGGTAAGGATGTCATTAAATCCTCCCATTACCCGCAAACGCTGAAGGAAATCAGCGATTTCCTGGATTGGCTGAAAACCAAACCGGCCCTGACGATCGATATCGAAACGGAAGGACTCAAGTTTTGGAAATGCGGGCTATCCACCATCAGTTTTGCCTGGGACAAGCATAACTTCGTGGCTTTCCCGATTGACCGTGGATCCTTCACTGCAGGCATTGAAAATGTATTTACCCTACCCTTCGGACAATATGTTCGAAAAATGCTGAGAGATTTCTTCGACACCTACGAAGGAAAGCTGATCCCTCACAACGCCGGCTTCGATTTCAAAGTACTGGTTTATGAGCTGTATATGGCCAATCTACAAGATTACCGCGGTATGATCACCGGTATCGAGGCCTTGACCCGTAATTGCGATGACACCAAAATCATTGCCTATTTGGCTACCAACAACGCCGTAGAAAATGTCCTGGGACTTAAAGAACTGTCAGCCGAGTACATGGGCCGTTATGCCGAAGACACCAGAGACACCACTCAGATTCCTTTGGATAACCTCCTGCTGTACAACGGCAGAGACTGTCTGGCTACCTGGTATGTGTACGAAAAATATTATTCGAAGATGGTCGCGGACGATCAGCTGCCTCTCTACGAAGAGCTGTTCAAACCTTCCGTGATCACCTTGATGCAAACTGAACTGAACGGAATTCCCATTATTCCGGAACGGGTACAGCTGGCCAAGCACACCTTGAACCAACTGAAGGAAGGTTATCTGCAGATCCTGGAGGGATCCACCCTGCTCCAGGAATACCAGCTGGCGGTCAAAGAACGCAAGGTCATCGAGTATACCGAAGCCGCCAAGAAAAAAGTTTTCACCATGGATGACCCGCGTATCCAGCGGCTAACCTTCAATCCCAACAGCAATCAGCAGGTTGCCGACCTGTTATTCGATTACCTGAAGCTCCCGATTCTGGATTTGACCGATACCAATCAGCCGGCAGTCGGCATCAAGACACTGAAAAAACTGTTGAACCACACCACCAAACCAGAGTACCTGGACATCATCAACGCGCTTATTGATCTGTCCCAGGTGGAAAAAATCCTGACCTCCTTCATTCCGGCGTTCGAAGAAAACTCTGTTCAGCTGCCTGACGGCAGTTGGCGCCTGTACGGCAATTACAATCTGGGCGGTACCCTGTCGGGCCGGCTCTCCAGTTCCGATCCGAATCTAACTAATATTCCGTCCCACTCTTTGTGGGCCAAACTGATCAAGGAATGTTTCGGGTGCAGTAACGCCAACTGGCTGTTTGGAGGCGCCGACTTCAATTCCCTGGAAGACATGGTTTCCGCCCTGACGACCCGGGATCCCAACAAAATGAAGGTCTATCTGGAAGGCTATGATGGGCACTGTCTACGCGCCTATTCTTACTTCAAAAAACAGATGCCCGACATTATGGACACGGTGGCATCCATCAACAGCATTGCCGACCGCTATCCCGATTTGCGACAGAAATCCAAAGCACCCACCTTTCTGTTGACCTATCAGGGCACCCAGCATGGCTTGGCCAATACGCTGGGCCTGAGCAAGGAAGAAGCCGAAGAGATCGAGAAAAATTATCACGAACTCTATGCCGTCTCGGATGCCTGGGTAGCTGAACGGATTCAGAAAGCCTGCCTAGAAGGATATGTAACAGGCGCTTTTGGCTTGCGTTTGCGCACACCATTGCTCAAAATGAATGGCCCCGGTAAGCTGCACTACAAGGCCGCTGCCGAAGGACGCACTGCCGGCAATATGCTCGGGCAATCCTATGGTATGCTCAATTCCCGGGCGGCCAACGAGTTGCGCGAACGAATTTGGGCATCCCCATACCGGTACGACATTTTGCTTTGCGGCCAGATCCACGATGCTTTGTACCTGTACTGGAGAAATACTCTAGGCATTACCCATTGGGTCAATGAAAACATCATCGCCTGTATGGAATGGGATGGTTTGGTAGAACTCCAGCATCCTGTAGTAAAAGTCGGAGCAGAATTGGATATATTCTATCCCGACTGGGCGCACCCAATTAAATTGAAAAATGGAATGACTAAGGCTGAAATTTACGCATTGTGTAAATGAATAAGGAGGCCACTTTTGCAGCTAGTTGCCAAACTACATTCCCCGCTTAAAGTACGCCTTCCCCGCAAAACCAAGGAAGATAAACAATTTATCCTGAATCTGAATAATTACCGTAACGCACATTATCATATCCTGAACCAGGCCAAGCAAATTTACAAAGAAACCATGAAGCACCAAATCAACGCCCTTCCGGCATTGACCATGGTTGCCGTACGTTTCGTTTTTTATCCAAAAACGCAACGCATCACGGATACTGCCAATGTCTGTTCCATTCACGAAAAGTTTTTTATGGACGCCGTGGTGGAACTGGGCAAACTGCCTGGGGATGATTACCGGTATCATGTGGAGACTGGGTACAAATTCGGATATGTCGACCCTCATAATCCCCGGGTAGAGGCAGAGATTTACAAGGTAACACGATAGGCCATAGCCTCCGGCTATTGGTAAGAATCCCTCGTCCAAGTACTTGGGCGAGGGTTCTCTTTTAACCTCAATCCATACAGGAGGAATAATGCGTTTCACCAACACACAGAAAATCGGACTGTCCACCGCGGTATTTCTGGTACATGACGATTACGATTTCGATCCAAGGCCCAATGCCATTTCCGCTACCGGGCTGCTGAAACCGACCCGACAGGTCATTCTGTCACAACGGGCCGAAGCCAAGATCACGGAGATGGACATCAGTCAGCTGGTGGCCTCTTCCTTCGGTACCGCTGTTCATGACGCCGTGGAGAAATCCTGGTCAAACGGCAATCACATCAAAGCCATGCGCAAGCTCGGGTACCCGCAAAGTGTCATCGACCGCGTGGTGATCAATCCAGGCTATATGCAGAAAGACGGGCGCTGGGTCAAAGATCCCGATGCGCCCCCGATGGCGGATAACGCTATCCCGGTTTACATGGAAGTGCGTTCCGAAAAGGAAGTGGATGGAATCATCGTCACCGGTAAATTCGACTTTGTTGGCGCCGGCGAACTGGAAGATCACAAAACCACCGGTGTCTTCTCTTACATGAAAAAAACCAACGATGAGAAATACCGCATGCAGGGCTCCATCTATCGTTGGCTTAACCCGGACATCATTACCAGCGATCGGATGCTGATCAATTACACCTTCACCGACTGGAACAAGCTGAATTCCATGATCGAAAAGGCCAAGGGCTACCCACCCTATCGAATGGTGAGCGTACCGTTCACTCTGATGCCTCTGGAAGACACCGAGGCCTGGGTTAAAGCCAAAGTGCATGAGCTGAAGAACTACATGCACCGGGACGAATCCGCCCTGCCTCTCTGCACTCCCGAAGAACTGTGGCAGGATGCGACCGTCTACAAATACTACAAAAATCCCAAAGCCAAGGAACGCTCCACCAAAAATTTCGATACTTTCGCGGAAGCCCAACAGCGGTTGCTGCAGGATGGTTCGGTCGGCGTCATTGACATCGTTCCCGGCAAAGCCAAGGCCTGTCTCTACTGTGCGGCGGCTTCCATCTGTTCACAAGCCAAACAGTTGGCCTTTGACGGCCTGCTGGATATGGAGCTCTGACATGGATAAACCCTCTGATAGCGTCCGTACTCCGTTGCAACTGCGAACAGAGATCCGCGCCAAATTCGCCACGCAGCAGGAACCAGATCCGGCTACCGCCGCCAATATCGCCATCCTTAACCAACATGTGGATGCGGTATGCGAATCCCTGCAGCCCGTCTTCCGTCTTTTGATTATTGAAATGCTTGAATTGAAACGCAAGACCCATACTGGATAAGGAGACATTTCCATGCGTAGCCTCGATCAATTAACTTTTCACCCCACAGCGGAACAGATGGTGGATATTCTGTGCGAACGTACACAAAATACCAACCCCCAGTTCTTCCGCATGATGGTCTGCTATTACATCTGCAAAATGGCCGCAACCATGCGGGTGCAGGTGAAAACCAAGGATCGGGGAAACATTCCCATCAACTTTTACGGCATCAACCTGGGTATCTCAGGCAGCGGTAAAGGACATAGCACCAACATTCTGGAAGACCAGATCATCGAAAAATTCCGCACCGTGTTCTTCGAGCAGACCCTGCCCAAGATCGCGGAGAACAACCTGCGGGCTCTGTCTATCCGGCGAACCAACATCTACAATTCCAATCCCAGCCTGACCGGGCCCATGATCGACTTCGACGCCATGTTCGAAGATGTCAAAAAGGAATATGAAAGCCTGGGTAAAATGGCTTTCTCTTTCGACTCGGGAACCACCGCGGCCGTCAAGCAGATGCGGCATAAACTGCTGATGGCCGGCATCGGCGCCATGAACCTGGAGATCGATGAAATCGGCTCCAATCTGCTGGGCAACGTCGATGTACTCAATACCTTTCTGGAACTGTTCGACGTAGGCAAAATCAAACAGAAGCTGACCAAGAACACCAAGGAGAACACCCGTTCCGAGGAGATCGAGGGGCGTACGCCGACCAACCTGATGCTGTTCGGTACGCCGGCCAAACTGTTCGATGGCGCCAAGACCGAGGACGAGTTCTGGACGTTCATCAATACCGGTTACGGCCGGCGCTGCTTCTTCGGATATACCCGAGGTACCGGCCGCAACAAACAGCTGACGGCGCAGGATGTCTACGACATGCTGACCAGCAACCAATCGGAACAGCTCATCGAATCACTGTCCAATCGCTTTGCGGTATTGGCCGGAGATATCAACTATGGTAAAGAGATCGAAATCTCCAAGGATGTCAGCCTGCATCTGATCGAGTACAAACTGTTCTGCGAAAGTATCGCGGATAATTTGGGCGAACATGAGGAAATGCGCAAAGCGGAAATCAACCACCGCTACTTCAAGGCCTTGAAACTGGCCGGCGCCTTTGCCTTCATCGACGGTCATGGTGAAATTACGGAAAACAATCTGTACCATGCCATCGCCATGGCCGAAGAATCCGGACGGGCCTTTACCCGAATGATGAACCAGGACAAGAATTACGTTAAACTGGCCAAGTACATCGCCAGTATCAACCGGGAAGTCACCCATGTCGACCTGACGGAAAGCCTGCCTTTCTACAAAGGCGCCGCCGCCCAGAAGCAGGACATGATGCAACTGGCTATTGCCTGGGGCTACAAAAACTCGGTCATCATCAAGCGCAAGTTTGAAAACAACATCGAGTTCATCACCGGCGAAACCCTGCAGAAAACGGATCTCAATCAGATCTACCTGTCTCACAGCGGCGATATCGCCGTGGGCTACAAGAACGTGCTGGCCCCTTTCAACCAGCTGGTCAATCTGGTCAAAATGAAAGATCACCACTGGTGCAGCCACCATTCCAACAGCGGCCGACGCGCCGAGGAAGCCATGGTGGAAGGCTTCAATATGGTGGTACTGGATGTCGATGGCGGGGCCAAAATCGACACGGTAAAAACCCTGCTGAAGGACTATACCTACCTGATGCACACCACCAAACGGCATACGCCACAGGATCACCGTTTCCGGGTATTGCTGCCCATCAACTACATCCTGAAATTGAACGAACCCGATTTCAAGGAGTTCATGCGCAACATCTACGAATGGTTGCCGTTCAACTGCGATACGGAAACCGGTCAGCGTTCTCGTAAATGGGCTACCACCGAAGGTACCGAGATCCATGTCAACCAGGGTGAACTGATTGACGCCCTGTTGTTCATTCCACGCACCAGCAAGAACGACGAACGCCAGCAGCGCATGCTGCAATTCCAAGACATGGATGGCATCGAGCGCTGGTTCATGGCCAACTCGGGTGAAGGCAACCGTAACAACCAACTGTTGCGCTACGCCCTCATGTTGGTGGATTCCGGCTATAATCTGGTCGATATCGACATCAAGATCGACAGCCTCAACCGAAAACTGGATAACCCTCTCAGCAACGACGAGATCGAGCAGACCATCCGCAAGACCGTCACCAAGAAGTATTACCAGGCCGGAGGCACTTAATCATGGTCGAAGAGCTTTTGCCCTTTTGGGCCAAAGAAAAGAGCGATGGCACCTACCTTCAGGCGGGTGCCCAGCTCTGCACCAGAGACGGGCGACGTTGCGGAAACTCCGTGGTGAAACAAGTCCTTCGCTCCGACGTATTAGGACATATTGCCTTGGTAGAAACGGACAAAGGTACGCGTTTTCACATGACGGAGGAAGAGCTGAAAGAGCTTTTCTATCCACCCAAATACATCATGCGCGACCTCGATTAAACTGCCTCCGGCAGTTGTTATGAGTTCCCCTAGAAAGGAGATACCTTATGATTCAGCCGCCATCCAACGACCATCTGGTGCTCATTTGCGGCACCAGTGGCAGCGGCAAATCAGCATCCTTACGCAACATTCCCAATCCGGAAGGAGTGATCTATCTCAACTGTGAGTCGGGGAAGAAACTCCCCTTTCCTTCCAAATTCAAGACCCTGGTTGTCACCGATCCACAACTGGTCTTTCGGGCCTTTGAGGAAGCGGAAAAGATGCCGAGCATCCACACCATCATCGTGGACAGTCTGACCTTCCTGATGGATATGTACGAAAGCATCTATGTCCTGCGATCCAAGGACACCATGAAAGGCTGGCAGAACTATCAGCAGTTTTTCAAGGAACTGATGCAGGAGTATGTGGCCAAGTCCACCAAAAGCGTCATCTTCACCGCCCACGTTCTGGACATTCTCAACGAGAACGACATGATCGTGGAAACCAAGGTACCCATCAAGGGCGCCTTGAAAAACAACGGCCTGGAGGCGTATTTCTCCACCATCGTCACCGCCCGTAAAATCAGCCTGGGCGATCTGGCCAATTACCAGAATAGCCTGTTGACCATTACTCCGGAAGACGAGATGTTGGGCTACAAGTACGTCTTCCAAACCAAAATCACCAAGGAAACCGTGCATCATCGCATCCGCAGCAGTATGGGCATGTGGTCGATCCAGGAAACCTTCATTGACAACGACGCAGCCCTTCTGCTAAACCGGCTGCACCAATACTATGCCTGATATCCAGGCCAACAAGGAGATTATCTCATGGGCGTTTTCGACAATGTGGACAGCTCGGCCAAAGTTTCGCAGGAAAAAGACGTTGTACGCGGCGTACGTCAGGAGCCGTTGCCTTCCGACATTTACAATCTCATCATCAAATACGCCTTCGCCAAAAAAGCCAAAAGCGGCGCCCTGGGCGTGAACGTCCTGTTCCAGGTCGCAGACGGCGAACACAAGGGACGGGAGTTTCGGATCACCGAATACGTCACCTCGGGCGATGCCAAGGGCAACAAGACGTATTACGAAAAGAAAACCGACAGTGGCGTAGAACAGCATGCCCTGCCCGGGTTTGCCCTGATCGACAGCTTGGCTCTGCTGGTTCTGAAGAAAAGCATCCTGCAGTGCGGCACGGAAAAACGCACTATCAAACTGTATGACTTCGACAAGAAGGCCGAAGTGCCGACCGAAGTGGACATGTTCGTGGAACTGGTCAACAAGGGTATCTGCGGTTGCGTGCTGCACCGCATCGAAGATAAGAATGTCAAGAATCCTCAGACCGGCGAATACGAAGCCACCGGCAAAACCTACGCCATCAATGTCGCGGACAAATTCCTGAGCCCGTCGGATCGCCGTACGGTTGCCGAAACCCAGAACAACATCCCGGCCGACTTCAAGACCATCTGGCTGGAGAAATGGAAAGACAAGATCGATGATCAGTCTTCCGAAGTGAAGAACGCCGGCATCAAAGGAGCCCCTGCTGCTTCCGGAGACAGGGCCGACAAAGCACCGTTGTTTGGTTAAGCTGCTGTGTCGGGTACTCCCGGGACTTACCGTATCTCACATAAAAATGGGGCTGGTCATATTGAGGCTAGCCCCGCTTTTAAGTCCCACCCCCAGCAACCATAGACCCAGAAAGGACACACCCAAAGTGAAAATTACCCTGGATCAGAACGAAATTGAACAGGCTCTGGTCAGCTTTGTCAGCAATCAGGGCATCTGCATTGCCGACAAAAAAATCATGGTCACCTTGCTTGCCGGCAAAGAACTGACCGCGGCTATCGAGATTTCCCACGGCATCTCCAAGCCGGCATCCCCTGTGGTGCAGCGGCCGCCCGAGCCGGCACCGGTCTTCGGTACTCCGGAAATCCCGCAACCCACCGCGGCAGCCGTTACTCCGCCCATCCATGAAGAAGAAGAAGACGGCGGACAGGATCGTGAAGCCATCAAGGCCGAACTGGATAAGCTGGGTATCGCCTACCAGCCCAAGGCCCGTACCGCCACCCTGATTGCCTTGCTGGAAGAGGCCAAAGCCGGCAAACCATCACCGACCGTGTCTGAAGCGGAAGAGGGCCCGATGTTCGGACAGACTGAAACCGAGCCGGCGGTACCTCAGGAAGGGCCTGCAGCGCCGGCACAGTCTGCTCCGGTAGACGATGACCTGCCCCTCTTCGGTTCGGCGGCTGCACCTCCGGCACAACCGGAAGCGGCCAAAAAGGAGGACACCGCTCCGCCTTTTGACCTGGATACCGCCGAAGAGGAAAAGCCCCTCTTTGGATCCTAAGCCATGAAAGGGCTACGAGATCTTATCGTTACCACCCTGGTGCTGCTGGGACTCATCGGAGTCCTGGTAGCTGCCCCGTTCATCGTTGTTTTGTTGGTGATTCTGGCCGTAGGCTATCTGATCTATGCTGTGGTGCATGACACCCGCATAGCCCAGGAGGAAAGACATGCAGAACGTGAGAAACATACAGACACTGCATCTGGTTCTGAGTGAGTTGGCAGCAGCCGACCGCAAATACCCGCCCATGTCTGAAATGCTGGAAGGCCTGCATACCATCAAGTGTGAGCTGGCCGAACTGGAGCGGGAAATCATGCGTCGAGGGCACGATCCCAAAGCCATGATAAAAGAAGCGATCCAAACTTCCGCCATGACTCTGAAGTTTCTGCGTGACTGCTGCTATCTTCCGTTGCCGACACTGGAAGCGGAAGAGGAACTCCGCCTCGATCACTTCTTCAAACAACGCCTTGACTGACCACCTACCCAAACAAAAGCCCCCTGAACTAGGGGGCTTTCCTTTCTATTCGTTGAACACCTTCCGCGTCGCAAAATTTAATTACCTAATTCAGCAACGAGTACTCCTACTTGAGAAGGCAAATAACCGCCCGATATCTGCCCAAATACTGTACCTATCTGTGTATTTTCTAAATAGCCTTGGGTATTTGACTGATTTCGCAAAACTAATGTATAAATGTATGAATAGGGACTACCCGGTACACTCACCGTTCCAAAAATACCATCAACAATGTAGTAAGGATTTTCGATATATGGGTGAGTAAAATAAACCCCATTATTATAGGAAGGTACAGTAATTAAATTATAAGAACGTATCCGCATAAAACGATAAGAAGAATTAAATATTACGTTATTTTCTGCGTTTTTGATTTTTATCCCGTAGTTATTTGCTAATGGGGACATTTCGTTTGCTGGAAGCATTAGGGCATAAGAGTATGCAGGCGGCGCAACTTGACCAAATCTACACCTATATTGATAAAAATTGCCTTGTGCATTTTTTATTCTTTTTCCGAAAGTAGGGCAGAAAATCTGAGAATTTATGCAGCGTATCGCCACAACAGGCGGATTAACCGTCGGTGTATGTTCTATGTTAATATAGTAAATATCGTCTACGATAATATTGGTGGATACTCCTGCCTGTAAAACAGCATAATTTGCATTTGTGCCATCAATGATTACATCATCTGCGCAGTTTTTAATAATTATTCCGTATGACATTGTAACCCTATCTATACTGAAATATTTTTACTAAAGAGGGTCCAGTAACACCATTACTGACTCTATATTCTACTTTATTTTGGTCAGGATAGCACGCATGTGTGGCAGAATCGCCCGTAGATATAGCCACAAGGCCGCATTTACTCCAATCAGGAGTAAAAGGTAATGTATGTGCTCCGGAAGTATTATAAGGTGCAGTGAAAGAATATATCAATCTTGTTAACATATCCCCACCATCAAGAGCTACCTCACCATTTGCATTATAAATAATTAAACCATAATTTGACATCAATTCTCCCAATAAAATTTTATCGATTTATGTTGTGAGGTTCCCCATTTGGACGCGTAAGATACCGTTTTCATCATAAACCTTTATATGCGTAGAAGTTATTTCCATGCGGGCGCCAGTACTAGCTGGCACCATTTTAAATTGTCCGGGAGTCATTTCAACATACGCACCAGTGACTGAATCAGTCATTTTCAGTCCGCCACTAGTGATATTGGTTACAGTGGCAGACAAAGCAGTAGCGGTATTATTGGCGTCCGCAGGAGGTTTTTCTCCAGTTAACCCGCTATACCCAATTTCGAGTTTTCCACCAATCAGTGTTCCCCCAACAACGGCGTCGGAAGCCAGTGCTTTAGCAGAAAGCGTCCCGTCAATAACCATGTTGCCATTAATAAGTTCCGTAACCAGTCCGCTAAAATGCGACGCCAATATCTGTGTGTAATCGTTTGTAGGAATGCCTAAATATATACGAGTACCTGAAAGCTGTCCGCTAATATCGGTAATCGTAATTTTATCATTGGGGCGCAACGAATTATCACTAGCCAGCCCCGAAAGAATTATATCCCGAGCGACTGCCTGAGCAGCATCATTGGTCAAGGTTCCCGCCCAACTGGCAGCAACTGCAGGAGTAATATAAATTGTTCCTGGATCACTTTCATCGAAAACAAAATTATTACTACCGCGGGGCCCGGAAGCCCCGTTGGATCCCCTTATAGGTATCGCCAGACTCCAACCGATACCGGTACCGTCATCCACCTTCTGGCTCATCCAGCCGGCCTGTGCCGTGGCGTTGGTATGCCAACCATTGTTGGTACCGGCCACGTTGGATGGAGGTATTGGCGGTACGCCCATCGGGTCGGCATCGTGATAGGTGATATATACCGACAGGCCGTCCACCCCATCGGCACCATCCACCCCATCACTGCCATCCAACAACATTATTTCCCAAGCCGTACCATTGTAGATGTAGACGATATGGTTGTCGCTATCCCGATAGGCCCAGTTGATCTCTGGATCAGACGGCGGAGAGGACAAGTCCCCTTTCCATACGATAGATATGCC